AGCCAAGGTTCGGAAGGCGATTTGGGCGCGGATGATTTTGTGTGTGTCTTCGTGTCTAAAGATCTGGACAAGGATCTCTTGTCCGTTTTCTAGATTGCACCGACCTACCTCGTAGATAAAGACTTTTGGTTCGGTCATAATTTCACTCCTATCGTCGGTACTTCGACCATAGGCGATCAGTGTGCGCTATTGGGGGATTTCGCCGAACACTCTCTGAAAGGCTTGTTTTACAAGGGCTGGAGAGTCTGCCATAGCAGGCGAGATCTCAACATGAATCCAGTCGCCACCCGGGGCTCCGTGAATTGTTGGCTTAGAGTATTTGCTCCACGCTTGTCGAGTGCACTGCCAGCCGCGTCCGAAACTTTGTGGAAAGTAATCAAGAACGCACTCAAGACCGAGCGCGTTCGCGTTGGCGGTAACGATGTCAATGAACGCGATCGTTCCTTTGCGGTTCGCTTTAGGTTGCTTGTCTGACTTGCGATATGAAAGATCTACCGCGCGCCCTGTTGCATGCACTGAAAGATTCTCGGATCCGCGCATGTCGCGAACGCCCCAAGATCCGTTATTCCAGAAAGCGCCTGCACCGTACTTAATCGCTTGCCTGATCCATTCGTCCATGCCTGCGCGAGGGCCAGCTGCGGCACCGTCGGAGTTCCCTGTGTAGGGCTTGCTGTTTGCGATCTTGGGGTTCGCTGGGATAACGCTCATAATGTTGGAGGGTCTTTAGGTCGGTCTTTAAGTCCGTTGCCTGCAAGTAGCCCGATTAGACCGCCTGCGAGGGTCATTAACATCGGCGACAAGACGCCCCATGCTTCGGCGTCGTTAGGGCTCTGTTCGGTAGGTTGCACGACAAATAGCAATCCGAAGATCAGTGACGCGATTGCCATGACGAATGATGCTGTAAGTCCGATTCCTACGATCAGGATTAGTCGAGCTTTGATTTGTTCGTTGGATAAGCGTTTGTCGGTGTTCATGGGCAACGCCTTTCTAGTAGTCCGTTGGCTTTTGTGGTGTTGCAGTTTTCGCGGTTGCGATCAGCACAAGCCGTTAGGACAAGTGCGAGCACGACGCTAGCTAAGAGGAGTTGGGTTCGCCGCAAGTTCTGTTGCCTTTGCCATTGTTGCATCCTCTGTTGGTTGCAGTTTTGGGTCATCCATCCATTCGAGGCAGTAGTAGCCGTCACCGGGTTCGTTGTAACGCCATGTTGTGCCAGGTGCTAGTTCGCGTGTGGCGTTGCCTATTTGTGCGTTAATTTCGGCGGTGGTTGGTGTAGCCATTATGCGATCCTTCGGATAAGTAAAGTGCTGTAAATGTTGGTGTTGTAACCTGTTCCTACTCCTAAGCCTTCATCTGCAACGCCAGTTGCTACACGCATTTGCAACTCAATGTTGGTGCTTGCTGTAATAGTAATAAAACCTTCAACAATGCTTACGCCGTAAACATTGTCGGCATTACTTAAATACAATGATTGCCCATTTGCAATAGTTGTAGCCGCAGTTGTATTTTGTAGTCGTGCTTGCGTTTGGTTTCCTCTGTAGCACGGTGTTTTTCCGCTTAAATAATATGTGCCAGCAGTTGCAAGCGTGACAACACTTGAGGCAATAGAACAACCACCAATGTTGTTAAGAACGGTTGTGTTTAATGTTCTTTTGTTAAAAGAACCTGTGGTGGTTGTGCCGCCTTGTGTTGTGCTTGATTGGGTTTCGTTAAAAATAGCAATGTCCGCAAAGTTGTCTACAACGCCATTTAACTGTGACGCGAGCAAGATATCGCTTGCGACGAATGCTGTCCAATTTGCTGCCATGTTTCTATCCTAGGACATTGTCTTCGTCGATGCGACCATACACAATGTCGTCCAAGATCAGCTCATAGACGATCGTGGTCGGTGCCGTAAAATAGGTGACAGCGTGCCCAGCCGACAAAGTAAGCCGATGCTCAAGACCTTCAATCGTCAAGTTTTGGGCGAACTGGGTTGGGCCTTCGGAAGTGGTAATTGACTTTTCAATGTTGATTACACTGCCTACATCCAGTAGTGCAAGTGTGTCTTGATCAAGGGCAGGTGTGCCAGGAAACTCGGTTCCGATTGAGTTGAAGCGTGGCTCTGGATTGGCGTTGAGAAGGTATTCGGCAAGTGTGAGAGCTGCGGCGTCGTTATGAACTAGCGAGTCCGTGATTGAGGTAGTTTGGATTAGGTAGGTCGCTTGAGAGGTCAGGTCTTCGGCGACTTCTGGCGATGTGGCTCCAGCGTGCTGAACTGATGCACGATTGACCACTGTGTCGGCTTGGAAGGCAATGTCAATCGCCGAGTAGCCGATCTTGGTTGGTGGGTTTGTGTCGTGGAACTCGGCGACAGGTACGCCTAGGACATTGCCGATGCGCTTCTGGAAGGTGATTGTGCCTTCTCGATCTACAAAGATTCTGCCTTGCTCGGCTTCCATGATTTTGTTGGCGTACCCTGCGACCGAGGTTCCGTTGGCGACTGTCCAAGCAGCTGCACCGCCAAGGGTCGCCACGCCTGTCTCAATGCTCCGTGTGCCTGTGTAATTCACTTCTGGTAGATCTAGAAGGTCGTCAAAACGATCGCTTGAGAGCTGCTCTGTGACATTCCATTCAGCCAAGAAAGTCTGTCCCAGTTGATAAGAGAAGTCGGCACAAGTGACGCTTACCGTGTCCAGACCGCCAAGGGTAAAGGTGTAGTCAAAGTTCACGATGTAGCCGACCCACAAATACTTCTTTACGCCGAGCGAGTCGTATCGAGAGAAGCGAACTTTGCGAAGCGGTGCAAGCCCGGGTAGCGAATCGTTCGGATCGTAGTAAGGCGATGTCGTGTCAAAAGGGTTGAACACTCCGTCGGCGTAAGTGTCGTTCAATGTGAAGCTCATCGTGCCATAAGGAAACTGGTCGCCAGTGTTAGCGCGTCCGCGTTTTGCTGTAAGACCAATCGTGCCGTCCATGACGGACGCATATTGATCGGTACCGTCTAAAACATAGTCGGTAGAGTCCAGCGTGCCTTTCGGATCGTCGTCCAATGTAAAAGCGTTCCAGTTGTACCCAGTATCAATCTCGAGGTCGTAAAGACCTGATCCGACTACCGCTACGCCTGCCATTACGCGACCGCGATGTTCGCTGGGCCGTTCTGCCTGTTGAATGCTCTAATTGCGTTCACGACAGCTGTTCCGATCTCTGCACTTGAGCCGAGACCGCCGTTGATGTTGATCGTGTAGTTGCCCATTCCACCACTGCGTCCAGATAGTGGGATGACCGCTTCAGGGCCACGCTCACCGATCATTGCAAGCGTTGGCCCTGTCACGATTCCGCCGTCCGCGAGCATAGGGATCTCGGGGACTTCGAAGCCTTTACCGCCGATCACTGGCACCCAAGAGGGGATGTTGAAGGCAAGTTTGCCGACAGTGCTATTCCAGAGTTTTGCGATGCCGTTAAAGAGTGACTTGTAGATGTTGAAGATCGCCGTGAAGTAAGTTGTCAGTCCGTCAAAGACTGCCTTCCCGCCTTTGATCATGCCTTGGAAGACCGTGTCCACGATCTTGCGGACAATGTCAAACTTAAAGTAAAGAGCGACCAACGCGGCGATCAATACAGCGATTCCAAGAGTAAGGAATCCGACCATTGCTATTTGTGCGGCGGTCAGGCTCAATGCGAAAAGTGTGTTGATCAATGTGGCAATTCCGACAGCCGCGTTGAAAAGCAAGACCGCTGCCGAGACCGAAGCGATTGCCCCAGCAATAATAAGAAGTGTTTTGGTGTTGTCTTGTGCCCATGCACCAAACGCAATAAGGACTGGTAGCACCGCTTCGAGCGCTGGAAGTAAAGCTGCGCCGAGAGATTCTTTTGTTTCGTTGAACGCAATTCCCAGCCGCTTCATTCCGCCTTCGGCAGTGGCGGCAGCTGCGGCAGATGCTCCACCAAACGATCCGCCGAGCACATTAATTACATCTTCAAGCGTTGCACCGTCTTTGATCATTGCTTTGATCTCTGGGGACAGTGCTTGCAGACCTTTCATGTTGCCGCCGTAAGCCTTGGCAAGTGCGTCGGAGACGGTCGCTAGGTCTTTGCCTGATCCTGCGGAGATGTCTTGTGCAAGCGCAAGCGCGTCTGTGGCTGTGGCAATGTCCTTTGTGCCTCTGACTAGCGAGGCGAATGCCGGGCGAAGATCAGAATCCGCCACACCTGACGCCAAACTCATCTTCGAGATCATGTCTTCTGTTGCTTTAATCTGTTCGTCTGTCGCGCCAGTGACATTCTCGAGTGCAAGCGCGAGCTGTACCTGTTCGGCTTGGTCTTCCATAGCCGCTTTTGTAGCGCCAACTAGAGCAATTCCGATTCCTGCGATTGCGGCGGCAGCTGGAAGGGCTGCTTTCTTCATTACAAAAGATGCTTTAGCCGATGCGCCTTCAAGGTTCTGGAACTCTTTGATTGCCTTCTGGGTTCCCTTGGCATCAAACTCAGAGATGATTGGAAGAATGACGCCCATTACTGCACCTTAAGATTCTGTGTCATTCCGTCTGCCACTTTTTTCACAATAATTTCCATCTCTTTGTCAAGTTCGGTTTTATTTTTTTCGTAGGCAGGCCACATGACGCGCGAAGGTGAGCCGTACTTGCTCGAGAGTGCTGCACCCAGAGATCCCGAGTCAGCCCAATCAAAGACCTGTGCAGCTCCGCCGACCCACTTCACGACAAAGGTTGAAAGGTTCACTTTTTGCCCTGCGTATTCTTTAACATTTTTTGTGTTGATCGTTGCTTTAATTTGATGTGTATCGGGCCAAGGCAAGATCTGATATGAGCCCTTGGAAGGTGTCCATGCTCTTCCCATGCCACGAATAGAAGTAATGCCAATGCCCATTGGGATCGCCGCTTCTGCGTCGTCTATGAGCGACATCGTTACGCGTTTGTAATCTTTGGTGATTTCGCGCCGTAGCACTTTGTCTACTTTGTTGAGTTCTTTAAGTGCGTTCTTGAGCCCGTAGACCTCAACTCTGGTATCTACTGCTCCGGGCATGTCACCTCTTTTTGTTTTGTTTTTCTAGCACTGCGACAATGGTACTAAGATCTCGCGTGTCGAAGGTGTCAGCGTAGAAAGTGGGAGCCCACCCAGTCGCGACTACAAGTTCGGCGAGTTGTCGCCTGTAGCCGCGTCCGTAGGGTTTGGGTCTGTTGAGTCCTCTACGCCGATCTCGACATCTGGATTCTGTTTTAACCATTCGCGCCAAGTAGCAGGAAGTGTCTCGCCTTTAATGCCCAGCATGATGTACGCCCAGCAAGCCATATCGGATGCACCGATTCCGCGTCCGTCGGATACTCGACGATTCTCTAGGCGTTCCCATTCGGAGATCGCAAAAAGATTTGTAATAAGTAACTCTTTTTTGTCTCCGCGTGTGAGCGTGAGTTTGATCTTCATTGTGTTTCCTTTCGTCGGGCCAAGGAAGGCCGAAGATTATGGGTTGGTAGTGTCAGCGGAGAAGACGCCACCCATGAGAGTGATGTCAATCGATTGCAGCTCACCGAGCGAAGCCGAGATCACTGGGAGCGTCTCGAGATAGCAGTTGGTGAGTGTGAAGCCCGGGTTAGTTGCCGAGTCCACTGCCGAAGTTGGTTTGACAATGACAGTTGTCTTGGTGCCGACGAGTGGGGCAAGAGTTGCATAAGTGGCGCTTGCTTCGTAGCTCAAAAACAGGGTC